CGGGTTTACTTTTCTTGGAGAATTAAAATCCTTACCGGGAGAAGGTATTTGGCTTGGATGGGATTATGCTCATTTTGACGATTACACACCTACGGGATGCTCATTTCGGATGCCTATTCCTGGCGAAGAACATGCCTGGACAAAGAAAGCACTTGTGGACGAGGCTGTGGACGCTTTGACTCGGATTAGAGATGAGGGATTGGTGTTTAATATGGTGATAGGCCGCGCAGAATAAGCAATTAGTATTATAGGACGAAAGTCTGAATAATATAAAAGAGGAGGACTTGAAAAAATGATGAAAGACAAGAATTGGTGTGATCTCGGATGGGTCAGTACAGTAGGCAGTAATGAGAGATTAAACTACGGAGTTAGGTATCCGAAGAAAGACAGATTATGGGGCTTGGCTGTTATAGGATCGTTTATGCTGCTGGGTGTCAGTGTACACTGGGCATGCAGAAGTTCCTATTTTAGAGGTGCCCATGCTGGAATTGATGCCGAGCTCGAAGCTTTGGAGACGATTGATGTACTGAAGAAATAGGAGGTCAAAAAGGGCTTGTAGATATTTTACAGGCCCTCTTCTTTTTTGATATTTGGTGGATCGCGGGATGGACAAGAGATATTATGAAATCAATAAAACTTTTTAAAGGAGGTATTAAAATGATTAAAGCTATTAAGGAATATTGGAACGAGGTTACAATACCGGCATTTAAGTGGGCAAAAAGGCATTGGTTATGTTATATAATGCTAATAGCTGGCACTTATCTGATGGCAGACGGCGCCATGAAGTTGTATTCTTTAATGCTCGAAGCAAAAAGAAGTAAGGAGATTTATGATTACTTTAAAGAGGAAGAAGCGGAGGAGTCCTAACAAGGGCTCTTTCTTTTGGTTTAGCAGGATGAACAATGGGTGTTATAGAAAGTTGAAAGGAGGATGTTTTATGAGTAAAAAGAAATCAGATTGGTTAAGGCTCGAAAAGTCTCGTAACAGGAGGCTTTGGTTGGAGACGGCTATTAAAGCTGGAGGAGTGCTTGTGGGCGCTGCTACAGTGATTAATAGTAGTCCGGAGCTGAAGTTAAAGTACGAGACGTTTAAGTACGAAACCAAGAAGAAAGTAGATGGACTTGTAAGTAAGTTTAAGAAGTCCTGAACTTTCTAGGGCGAAGGCTCTTTGCTAGATTAGCAGGGAGTCTTTGTTTTTGATATTTTGGGTGTTTTTGTTTTTGATATTTTGGGTGTTTTTGGTTCGCGAGATGAACATGTGGTGTTATAGGGAACTTGTAAATAATTTCAACAATTATGAAAGGAGAAAAAAGAAATGGAAGAAAGGTTTGATTTATTACAATTTGTTGAGGAAGGGATGAATGAGCTGTTAGCAATAAGCTGCTATAAAAATTTTACAGTTCATCTGCGTACAGAATTAGATGACGATCCTATATGGATACACCCAATACCGGTGTTGGTATATGAAATCAGATGCCGGGATTTGGTATATATCCGCAGGGAGAGGCTTTATAAATTAACACGCGGGGACGAAAACAATTATAGCGGTAATACAATGCAACTGTCGTTTCCTTCTGTTATAACTGTAGCAAGTCGTGCTAAGAATTTTTTTGAGGAGGAATTAATGAAGAAGTTTCTTGGCGAGGCCGAAGAATAGGTCTTGTGAGAGTCTTTGCAGAAATGCAGAGGCTCTTTCTTTTTGATATTTTTGGGACGCTTAGGTGTGGTTTTAGTCTTGCGAGAGGAGGTGAGTGGTGATGACTTATGAGGAGTTTGTAAAAGGACATACAGAAACAGAAGTGTTTTTGGCAGGTGGTGTGACGGAATTGTCGAAGCAACTTGGCGTAGATCGCAGTTTGCTGTATCGAGTTATGCGCGGTGAGTATGTTCCGTCCGAGAAAACTTACAGGAAATGGTTTCCAGATTGTGAGTTTAGAGTCGAGAAAACAGTTAGATTTAGTTAAAATTAGGGGTCATTTTGTGGACTAAATTTGTCCACAATTGCCAATTTTTATGGACCAGTTTTTGGGCCACTTTTATTTTTTGGGCCAGAAAAAGTGGGCTAAAACCATAATGTGGACTAAATTTGTCCACAAATTAGGGGGTCATTTTGTGGACTAAAATTGTCCACAGACCAGAAAAAGTGGTCCATAGCCCACTTTTGGAGACAAAAAGTGGTCCATAAAATGAGGTAGTGTGGACTAAATTTGTCCACAAAATGGGGGTATTTTTGGCAAAAAATGGGCATTTTTGAGCATTTTAGGGTCATTTTGTGGACTAAATTTGTCCAATTTTTATTTTATGGGCCAGAAGACCACTTTTTTTATTAAATTTCTATAAAATGAAAAATTTATATAAATAAGTAAAAATGGCCAAAAAAGTGGGCTTCTGGGCTAAACGGCAATTTTGGCAAGATTTTGCGTATTTTGGCGAGGTTGATGATGCTTTTGATATTTCGGCAGATTTGGGCGCAGGATGAGCAATTAATATTATAGAAAGGAGGCAGGTTATGAAAAAATTAAAAATGAAATATGCCCGCATGATGTTTTTGTATTATTGGGGGCTGAGCAAATGTTTTGTAAAGTGCGGGGGCACCCGGTTGTTTGTTTATTTTGCGAGGAGGGCATTGTTCTATTTAAGATGGCGCGCCGAATTGATTTTTGAGAATGAGGAGGAGTCCTAACAAGGGCTCTTTCTTTTGTCCTAAAAATTCGCAGAATTTACAAGGCCTTTTATGAAGAGAAGTGACAACATGTCCACTTTCTCTTCAATTTTGGAGGAATAGGAAAAATATTAGAAGAAAGGAGAATATGAATGTTAGAGAACAAATTCAAAACTCAACTGGTTAAAGAGATTGAAACACGCTTGCCAGGCTCTTTAGTTTTTCATTTAGATCCTAACGAAAGACAAGGCGCTCCTGATTTGTTGGTTCTTTATCAAGACCGATGGGCAGCGCTTGAAGGTAAGAAAGAGAAAGATGCAAGTCATCGTCCTAACCAGGACTACTATGTTAACTTGATGAACCGAATGTCGTTTGCTAGATTCATTTATCCTGAAAACAGAGAGGAGATATTAAATGAACTACAACGATCATTCAAAGCTTAAAGACCAACACGCTGTATTGAGTCCATCATCTTTCTCGTGGATCAACTACAGCAAAGATGATATTTTGGAGAAACTTAATGCAAGATATTATGCTACTCTTCGCATGCCCATGGGAACAGCATTACATGAGTTTGCGGCCACTAATATTGCACTACGACAGAAGATCGGTAGCAAGTCACTTAAGTCTTTGATACCAATGATTAAGTTGTTTATGAAGGCTAAAGGATATTCTGACTCATTGATCAATTATGCTGGTATGTTGCCAGAGCATGTATATCAGACATTGATATTGTATATTAACGATTGCATTGGATTTAGAATGGATCCGGAAGTAATCTTGTTTTATTCTAACAATTGCTTCGGAACCACAGATGCTATTTCTTTTACTCAAGATAAGATATTAAGAATTAGTGATCTTAAGACTGGAGATACTCCGGCACATATGGAACAGTTGCTAATCTATGCTGCACTATTCTGTTTGGAATACCACTTCAAGCCAAATGAATTAAAGATCGAAACTCGTCTTTACCAGTTTGGTAATGTAACGGAACTACTCGACATCACACCGAGCATGATGGTTCCTATTATGGATCAAATCATTGCATGTGATAAGTACTTGGAAGGAATTAAACAAGGGGGTAATTAGCTATGCAATCCAAAGACTTTGAAGATTGGTTAGCCCACTATGGAATGCCTAGGCGTTCTGGAAGATATCCTTGGGGATCAGGTGAAGATCCTTATCAGCGTAGCAAAGACTTCGTATCACGATACAATGAGCTGGAAGCTACCGGCATGACCAAAGAGCAAATTATCGATGCTATGGGTATGAAAACCACAGAGTTCAGGGCTTTAAACACGATTGCTCAAAATGAGAGAAGAGCTTATGATGTAAAGCGTGCAGAAACTTTGAAAGCTGATGGATTAAATAATACCCAGATAGCAAAAGCAATGGGATTTGCTAATGAGTCATCGGTTAGATCTTTGCTCAATGAAGGCATCAAGAATCGTATGTCTCAGTCCACACAGCTTGCAGAAAGATTAAAAGCAGCTGTAAAGGAGAAAGGCATTATCGATGTCGGTACTGGCGTGGAAAGAGATCTGAATGCTTCCATGGAAAAGATGAAGGTGGCTGAAGAGATGCTCAAGACTGAGGGTTATAATGTGTACTCTTTCAGAGTGCAGCAGGTTAACAACCCTGGCAAGTGGACAACTGTGAAAGCTCTTGCGCCTCCTGGTGTGGAGTACAAAGATGTCTATAAGGCAGCTGATGAAGGTAAGATCAATACTGTCATTGACTATGAGCAGGTGTCTAATACCAATGGTACAACTGGTGAAAAGAAAAGAACTTTCCAGTACCCTGCTAGTATGGACAGCAAGAGAGTCATGATCCGATATGCTGATCAGAAGGATAAGAACGGATTCACTGGTGATGACCGAGATGGTTTGATTGAGATTCGTCCAGGCGTTGAAGATTTAAATCTTGGTAAATCCAGATATGCACAGGTTAGAATTCTTGTAGACGGTACGCATTATATGAAGGGTATGGCTGCTTATTCAGATAATGTACCGGAAGGATATGATGTGGTGTTCAATACCAACAAGAAGTCTACCGTTCCTATGAAGGAAGTACTTAAGAAGATTAAGTCTGATCCCGACAATCCTTTTGGATCTTATATTAAAGAAGACGGTCAGTCAGAGTATATTGACAGTAAGACCGGTAAGAAGAAGCTATCGCTTATCAATAAGACAAGAGAAGAAGGTGAATGGGACGAATGGTCCAAGAATTTACCTTCACAGTTCCTTGGTAAACAGAACTTTGATCTCATCGAGAAGCAGATAGCTATTTCTGTAGCAGATCGCAAAGCAGAGTATGAAGAGATCAAATCTTTAACCAATCCTACTGTTAAAAAGCAATTACTTCAGAGCTATGCTGAAGATTGTGATGCAGCAGCTAGTTGCTTAAAGGCAGCAGCATTACCTCGTCAAAGGTATCAGGTAATTATACCTGTACCTTCTCTCAAAGATAATGAAGTGTATGCTCCTAACTATCAGAACGGAGAGATCTTGTCATTGGTACGGTTTCCTCATGGCAGCATTTCAGAGATTCCTCAGTTGAGAGTAAACAACAATAATAAAGAGGCTAAGGCTTTAATCGGTACCAATCCATTGGACGCTGTGTGTGTCAATAAGAGAGTGGCCGATCGATTGTCAGGTGCTGACTATGATGGTGATACCGTTATGGTCATTCCTACCAATAGTAAAGTAAAGATTTCATCAAGTCCTCAGCTTCCTGGCTTGAAAGGATTCGATTCCAAGTCGTACAAGTATGATAAGGTTGAGACTGACTCTGATGGAAACGAACATTACTATCGTAATGGTAAAGAATTCAGAGTAATGAAAGACACTCAGAAACAGATGGGCGTTGTCTCAAACCTTATCACTGATATGACTATTAAAGGTGCTAATGACAGTGAGATTGCAAGAGCTATTAAGCATTCAATGGTAGTTATTGATGCTGAGAAGCATAAGCTGGATTACAAGCAGTCTGAACTGGACAATGACATTAAGAGTCTGAAGGTCAAGTACCAAGATAGTCCAACAGGTGGTGCTTCTACTTTGTTGTCACTAGCAGGAAAAGAAGTTCGTATTGATCGTCGTCAAGGGCAGCCTAAGATCAACCAGAAAGGCAAAGAATGGTATGATCCTAACAGACCTGAAGGTGCTCTGATTTATAAGACAGCTCCCGATAAGGAACTGCATTATACTACAACAAAGGTCAATAAGAGGACTGGAGAAGTGACAGAGGTTGTCAATACAAGGACTGAGAAGGTATCCTTGATGAGTCTAACAGATGACGCTAGAACACTATCTTCTGGAACCAAGAAGGAAAAGATCTATGCTGATTATGCCAATGAACTGAAGAAGATGGCAAATAAAGCTAGGATGGAGTACACAAAGACTGGGAAGATAGCCTATAGCAAAGATGCTAAAGCTAAGTACAAGTCCGAAGTAGAAGACTTAGAGAAGCAGCTCGACATAGCCCTTAAGAATGCACCGAGAGAAAGGCAGGCTCAAGTACTTGCTCAATCTATAGCTAAGTCCAAGAGGGCTGACAATCCTGCTATGTCTAAAGAGGACTATAGAAAGGTTAGTCAGCAAGCTCTAAATGCTGCAAGAATAAGGCTAGGTGCCAAGAAAGAGAAAATCAAGGTGTCTGACAAACAATGGGAAGCTATTCAGTCAGGTGCAATCACTGAAAATACTCTTAAGAAGATCTTACTTAACATGGATTCGGACGAACTGAGAAAGAGAGCTACACCTAAGCAGACCAGCAAGGGACTGAGTAATGCCCGTATTGCACAGATTAAAGCAAAAGCAGCATCTGGTTACACAACTGATGAAATAGCAAAAGAATTAGGAGTTTCTACTTCTACTGTTCGTGAGTACCTCAAGTAGAAGAAAGGAGAATAATGATGAGCATGAAAACAGAAGCAGTTATGCTTACAACTTTTGACAATCCTTATAGTCCTTTCAAGAACTTTGAACAGTGGTTGCAGTTTGACAATGAACACGATTATGGAACTTGCGAGTTTCTCGCTCATTTTGTGTTTACTTCTGATTCGTTAAGTGAAAGCGAAAACAATGAAGAGATGGAAAGAGCAATCGATTGGATTGTCAAGAATGATCCAAGACAAATTTATCGAAAAGTTCACGAAAATGACTACAAAATTCAAGAAATTTCAGAAGATGACCAATGATTTAAAAAGTTTTTTGATAGGGGGAGGGGTCTTTTCATAGACACCCCCTCCCTAAAT